AAATCGATTGTCATGGGCATAAGTATTGAAAAGTCAGCCCAGATTAGGGGAGAAACGCAAACCATTCGCCATGAACACGTTAAGTTGTCCCAAGACAGTGTCGAGGATCTGCTAAACCGGCTACCAAAAGCCAATGTTATTGAGGTATCTGAACAGTGAGTTCAGTTAGTGACATGCATTATGATCAATGTTTTCAGTACTTTCCTGCATCAGTGCTGCACTAATTGCTGCACCACCGATTCAGCCAATTTGACTAACCACTACATCTTGTGTTTGCTTTTCTTCCGGACCACAACATATAGTGGGGGGGAGGGGGGTCGCCTCGACCCGGTCGGCTCTCCTCTTCTATTCATTATGACGCATAGAAAAATTTCACAAAAGACTTGGGCCGAGCTGGGCGACCTTCTTCAAGCCCCCATCCACTGGGGCCGTTTATTGTTTACAAAAGTCCGAAAGATTCATAGCTCACACTCACGGTCGTCTGGCCCGGTCTTTATTGAAATTTTAGGCAGAGATACCTTTGCACTGATGCGGAGGCACTGCCTTCCTTCCCACATTGGGCTGCAACCGTTGTTCGGGAAGGAGAATTTACGAGCGAAGTATGAGTATTGAAATTCTACACTTGGCCAACCGGATTGAAAAACTCAAGTCGGAGGCAAAGCTGGTTTCTGGGTACAGTTTTGATGTTAAGCCGCACCGGCACAATCCCGAAAAGTGGGAGCATACAATGAAGACAGATTATTTTACACGGCAAGAGATAAAGCGGCTTCTCAAGGAGATTTGGAAGCTCCACAAGGAAGATGCCTATAGGGAGGTTGGAGTGAATCAGGACTATCGAGGCAGGAAGATGCTTCCGTTACCTCCCGGCAGGCTTATTGGAAAGTCTTGTCCTGACGGCTGTTAAAATGAGCGAAGTAGATTTAGCCAACGACTTGGGTGTTTGCCGGGGAACGGTGAAAAAAATTCGCAACCGGATCCTCAAGCTCGGACAGGACTACGAGAGGGGCCAGCACAATCGTGTGGTGTACTTGCCTTCTGGGATAAGGAAAGTCTCTCAGGAGCTAATTCCGGGCGACTACACGCCGGTTGTGGAGGAGCCGGTCATCAAGAGCGGGAAGGTCACGAACTGGAGGTTTCGCAATGAGCGAGTTGTGGAGGTTAACGGTGAGGATCTGGTTCGGGTTAAGAACGCGAAGCTCTACATGCCGAACGGTAGAGGGGAGCTTTGTCCGATTCGGTACAAGAAGAGTACCAACGGTTGGGTAGTGGAAGGTTCGGCACCGAGGAGGCCGGGGTACTGGAAATGAGGCAGGACATGCCGGGTAGTTGCATGAAGATCCATCCCCCAAAGCGCATCAAGATTTTGAACCTTACCTTCAAGGTTGAGTTCTGCGCGAAGACAGACCGTCAGGCGGCGGAGGCGGACGGTTGGTGCGATTTCGAGAACCAGACGATTGTGGTTTACGGGGGGCTGGAAGACGAGTCCAAGGCGGACTGTTTCCTGCATGAGTGCATCCATGCGGTGGGTTATTTGATGGGTGTTGAGTGGACAAAGGAGGAGCAAGTGAGCAGGCGAATCGCAACCGGGCTTTGCACCTTATGGAAGGAGAATCCGAGTGCGTTTCGTTGGTGGAAGAATTTACTATGAACCCAGAAGAAATAGCCCATACGTCGGTGAATCGCTTTGTAGACAAGGCGTTCAATAAATACATGGCCGGACAAAACGAGCATGGCGGATCGTTGGTTGAAAAGAGCGAATCGCTTGAGTTTTTTATGAGTCAGGTTGAGGAGGAGATAATCGACCTTTGGCACTACGTTCAGGCTTTCCGCTTGGCGCAGGGTGAGAAGAGGCTGGCGGAGTACAGCTATGCGGACGTTAAGAAGGTTAAGGAGATTATGGACAAGGACAGGCTGGATCATGTTGTTTAAAAAGAGGGTCGAGAAGGGCCGCATGTTTGTGGTCCGCAACCGTCGCGGAAAGTTTGGGGCTGCGACGGATTACATCTTTGCGTTGCTGGAGGGCGTTGAGGGGGAGACGCCTTACCTGTTTACGGAAACCCAGCTTGAAGTGGCTAGGCAGAGGGCTGAAAAGAATCCGGAAGATTTGTTGCAGCGGAAGAGGTTTTTCTTTTTTTGACATGGAAGTCGAGCTGGATAATGGGGAAGTGTTGATGGCGACCATGCTTGGCCTGTTGCGTAACACTGTCGCTAGGGCGTCTGGAGTTAGGGACGGCAGGCGCGGCACGTTGGATCATCAAACCATGGACACTGAAGGGATGGCGGCGGAGGTTGCGTTTTGCAAATTCCAGAATTTGTATCCGGACTTTTCTTTAACGCCACAGAGGCTGACGTTTGATTGCCTGACAAGGGATGGCAACAAGGTTGACGTTAAGCAGACCCACTACCCTGACGGTATGCTTTTGGTGTTGCCTGAAAAGAAGGCGGCGGAAACGACGCACTACGTTTTGGTTACTGGCCGGATTCCGAAATTTAAAATTGTCGGCTATGCCGAGAAGGATGCTGTTTTTGTTGATGCCAATCTAGGCGAGATGAGGGGCCGAAAGGTGTACATGGTTGAGCAGAAAAACCTGAAGAAGTTTTGAACTGGGAGAAGTACGCATATGAGCCGCATCCTGTTTATCGATTGATTACTCAGGAGGACGCCAAGCTGGCCCTCAAGGAAAAGGGCGGCGAGAAGAAGTTGCGTGAAGCGTTGCAGGCCAGAGGCACCAAGATTGGGCTGGAGCGTAGCGATCCTTACAACCATGGCTACGAACCTTTCCACTGGAAGGATGCAGAGGAGATGGTTGAGAAGAACGATGCGATTTTGATATCGGGCGGCAACAGAAGCGGCAAGACGGAATTTTGTGCAAAGTTTTGTATCAAGAAATTGCTGGAGAAGCCGGACGTTCGGATCGTTGCCTTTCATACCACTCACCAGAGTTCGCTCCAGACGCAACAGCCGGTTTTGTACAAGTACCTTCCTGAAGAATTCAAGGGCCGGAAAATCCGGTCCACTGTTGCCAACGTCAGCTACACTCAAAAGAATGGCTTCACTGAAAGCACGTTCATCATGCCGAACCGGAGCCAGCTTTGGTGTATGCATTACAGTCAGGATCCGAGGACGGTTGAGGGGTTGGAGCTGGACTACTGTTGGGCTGACGAGTTGATACCGAAGGCGTTGCTGGACACGATCCGGTTCCGGCTTGTGACCCGTTCTGGGAAACTGATTTTATCGTTCACTCCGGTCGAGGGCATGACGCCTGTTGTGAAGGACTTTGTTTCTGGTGGAGAGGTGACCGAGTGGAGCGACAGCGAGCTGTTGCCGGGTATCAACCTTCCGGCTGGCCCGAAGGGGCAGATGCCCTACACAATGCGATGCCACAAGGACCGCACAGCGGCCATTTGGTTCTTTACCAAGTTCAACCCTTACAACCCGTACAAGGAGCTTGTGAAGAGGCTGGACGGCGCACATTCGAGCGATGTCAAGATCCGCGCCTATGGATGGGCGGACAGCTCGGTCGGGAATGCGTTTCCGCGATTTGGTGATGACCACATCATTAGCCATGCAGATTTACCAACGCATGGGCAAAACTACATGGTGACGGATCCTGCGGGTTCGCGTAACTGGTTTTTTCTTTGGGCCAGAGTGGCGGATGGCCGTGTTTACTTTTATCGGGAGTGGCCAGATTATAGTATGGGTGAATGGAGCCTGCCCGGTGTTAAGCCTGACGGCCAACCCGGTCCGGCCCAGAGAGCCGGTGGAGGGGCCAACAGCATAGCAGAATACAAGCGTTTGATTCTTGAGCTGGAACAGGGCGAGCCGATATTCCAGAGGCTGATTGATCCGCGAGCTGGCAGGGCCAAGTCGATGGATGGTCGCGAGATTCTGGACGAGCTGAAGCTGGGCGAAAACGGGATGTGGTTTGATCAGGCTTCAGGTGCCAAGATCGAGGAGGGCGTCACGTTGATCAACGACATGCTGTACTACGATTCCCACAAGCCAATGCTGGACGACAACAAGCCGAGGATGTTTGTAAGTGATGCATGTAAGAATTTGATTTACTCGTTAAGGGAATGGACCGGGGCGGACAAGGAGCATGGTGCCAGCAAGGATCCGGTTGATTGTTGCCGGTACATTGTTCAGGAGGAAAATTTACTGGTGACAACCGACATGGTTGGCGTCAGTGGAGGAGGAGCATACTAATGGAAACATTTCCAAAGTTACTGTCGTTTAAGGATGCGTCGGCCTTCAGTGGCCTGACCATAAAGGAGCTTCAACATCTCGCTGATGCGGGGAAGCTACGGACCGTCATTCCGGTCCACAGGAAAAGGAAATTTATTAAGCAGCAATTAGCTGAATTCATGGAGGAATTATTATGTCAAAAATAGACGTTAAACAAATCGCGTCGGAATACAGTCGCGCCGGGGGTTTCAACAACACCTACACCACATGGTACAAGGCGGATAGTATTCGGTTTAGTAGATGGAACGGGCAGACTGACGATGGCCGTAAGCACCAGCATCAACATTCCAACAAGAAAGTTTTTCCTTGGGACGGCGCAGCAGATGTTCGGGTTCGATTGGCTGACACAATCATCAGCGAGAACGCCGACGTAATGACGACGGCATTCCAGCGCGGAACACTTCGGGCAAGCCCTACAGAGAGCGGTGACGGCTCGCAATCGGCATTGGTGACAACCCTCCTGAAGTACTACAAGGAGAACAAGCTGATGAACGAGATGCGGCATGAGGCACACTTGCTGGCCAACTACGGTCAACAGTACGGCGTCGGCATTCTTCAGGTCGGTTGGGAGAAGGAAGAGACGAAGGCGAAGAAGCCGGTAACCATGGAGGACGTTGTTGCGTTCTCTCAGGAAGCAGACCCGCAATCCGCCGAGGCTAACCTCCCCCAGATGATCATGGATCCTGATCAGGAGGATGCAGCCATCGAGGTTGTTGCGGCACTGATGGAGGTCAGGCGCAACACTGCCAAGCGAGGCATCAAGGAGTTGCGAAACAACGGCGTCACCGAGATTCCGGTTGCCGAGGTAACCAAGAACACGCCTCAAGTTTCGGCTTTGCGATTGGATGACGACTTCTTTGTGCCGCCCGAAACTATAGACCTTCAGGATGCGAGGTTTTGTTTCCGCCGGGTATGGATGACCGAGGTGCAGATGCGTCAAGGCGACTTCGATGAGAAGTGGGTGGAGCGGGTTGTGGCTACCAAGTCGCAACCGGGGATGGTTTATCAGGACACCTACACCCAGTTCACAAACGACACCGGGCAGCAGGAGGGGTTGTATGAAATTGTTTATGCTTATTACCGTGAGCTGGATGAGGATGGTATGCCGGGGATTCACTGTTGTGTCTTCACGCCGCATATCACTGATGCTACGGGCAAGAAGGAGATGCTGGACTACTTGGCGGGATCGTATCCGTTCGTGGCTTACAGGCGCGAATCGGTAGCTCGCAAGTTCGTTGACAGTCGAGGAGTTTCGGAAATCTGCATGACATGGCAGGACGAGATCAAGACCCAGCGCGACATGTTGAGTGACCGCGCAAGCCTGATCATAAATCCGCCTATAGTTCATGCGGCTCGATCCGGATCCAACTATGAGTTCAAGCCGGGGACGGCAATTGCTGAGATGAGGCAGGGCGAGGTTCGCTATCTGGATCCTCCACGATCCAACCCGGCGGAGAGCTTGTCGATCATCGAGTATGTCGAGCGGCAGGCGGATGAATACTTTGGCCGTGTAACGCAGACGGGGGATCCGACAACGGCGGCTCTCAGGCGTCAGGCCATGGTTGACACTTACATGTCATGCTGGTCGGAAGCGTTCACGATGATATTCAAGTTGATTCAGGAATTCGTGAGTGACGAGGAGCTGGCTCGTATAGCTGGCAAGGAGGTTTCTCTTCCAAAGTCGTCGGCAGAGATTCAAGGCAATTACGATTTCCGGACGGTGTTCGATGTCCGCGAAATGGATCAGGATTATATGTCCGCCAAGTTGCAGGCCATGAGTCAGTTTGTTCTGCCGGAAGACACGGCAGGCGTAATTGATCGAGCTGCCTATACCAAGTTCAAGGCGACACTGATCGACCCGGTACTTGCCGACATGGTTGTGCAGGACAAGACCGGTGCAACGCAACAGGCGTTCGAGAAGGTCAACTCTGACATTGGCTTCATGGCCTTGGGCAATGAACCGCAATATGTTGAGAACGATCCGACTGCCGAAATGAAGATGAAGTTCATGGAACAGATCATTGGCAACAACCCGAACTATCAGCAGATGCTTCAGGAAGGCGGAGACGAAAGGTTTGCGGATCTGGTTCAGAACTATGGAAAGAACTTGCAGCATTCTGTTACGCAAAGACAGAACGCAGAGGTAGGCCGGGTCGGCGTTCAGCCGGTCGGCGGTGGACGAGAAGGCGGATACTAATTTATGGGCCTGAACGAACAACAACTAACGACTGCAATAAAAAGCCTGACAGATGACAACGCGACTTACATTGCGTTGAAGCAACTGTTTGAACAGCAGATAAACTTGGGAGTGGATGCGCTGACGCCTCCGTCACAAAACTCAGATGATCGGCACTGGAATGCCGGGTATGTTTATTCGTTGCAACTCCTACTCGAACGAATCGACGACCTCCGGAAAGCAAAGATAGAATAAAAAACCCCGCGCACCTTTCGGTGCCGGGGCTGCTTGTTTAGTATCCCTCGGTTTTACTCGGACGATTTCCAATCGCCGGGTTTGCCTGAATGGTTGCGTCCAGTTTCATTAAGAAACGGACACCAGCCAATCATAGGGATGAGGTGCGCTTCGCAATTATAGCGAACGATCACAATATCCTCTTTGCCTTTACGCTTCTGCTTTCGGAAAATCCGAAACGCTTCAGCCGCATAACGAGCTTTGCAATAGTCAAACTTCATTCGAGACTTATCTGGAATCTCCTTTTTCCAGCGTACTTGGTATTCGTCTGGTAGCTTTTTAGACTTCTCAATTTTCATTTTTATCACCTCCTTTCCGGATAGCAAAGGAGACATTATAACATATTAGGTTTTTAAAAATCTGGGAATCGGGGGTTTTCGAGCTTCAAAAGTTTCTAGTTGTTAGGAAATAAAAAATTAAAAAAAACGGTTGACGCTGTTTTAGGGGAGTTAACCCGTTACCTCCCGCAAGGATTATATCTAACTAAATTCTTCTTATTTTTCTCATTATACTTATCAGCCCAATAACCAGGTAATTGATATAACCAAGGGCTTGTTTCAGCGATATAACAGGAGCGGGTTCTTCGCACCCAAAGCGATGTCTACCTACTTGCGGGTATTAAAAATTTAGCATGGATAACGACGAAAGTGTGGCGGCGGATAGCCACGATAAAGAAGCCGGAACCGCATCAGGTCACGATGCAGACCAACTGCCTGATTTGGATCAGTTACTGGTTCAGGGATTGGGCGGTGCAGAGGATGGATCAGACCCTTCTCCGAGTGGAGAAGAGGCAGAACCGGATGAGGCTGGAGAAGAAGAACCTCCTGCCGCTGAAGGGGAAGATCAGGATCTTTCTCAGGATGAAGTAGAGAACGCCGACGCGCCTGATTGGTATCAGAAGCGCATTGATCGGTTTACTCGAAAATTACGCACGGCGGAAGAGGAGCGAGACGACTTGGCTGACAAGGTTGCAGAGCTGGAAGCGAAAGCTAAAGCCCCACAACCGGTTCAACCGGGAGCAAATCCCCTCGGCAACGTCAACTCCAATAAGGAGCTGGATGACTTGGTTACGCTCGAAGAAGCGCGACTTGATTTTGTCGAGGATCAAAAAGATTTGCTCATGGATGACGGTCTAGATCAGGTCGTTGAAAACCTCAAGGCTCAAGGATTGCAAATTGAGGATGACGTTTCTGAAAACGAAGTCCGCAAGGAAATTCGGAACATCGAAAGGAATAGCTCGAAGAACTTATCGAGAAACATTCCGAGACGAAAAACCGAGCTTCAACACAAGGAGCAATTCGATGCACAAGCCGAGCAGATATATCCATGGCTCGCAGATGATAAGTCTGCTGAAATGGAGATTTTCGGGGAAGTCGTTAAGTCATCACCAGCTTTGGCCAGTGTGCCTACAAGCAAACTGGAAATTGCACGGTACGTTACGGGAGTAATGATTGAACAGCAAAGGGGTAAGGTTAAGGCAACAGCCAAGGCGAAACCCAAAAAGCAACCAATAAGCCCCGGCAAACCAAAGGCGGCACCAGCCGCTGCTGATGATGCGGCCAACACCTACGAAACATCCAAGGAAAGACTGTTCACAGATCCATCCAAAGATTCGCTAGATAACATGCTAGTGAATGCGGGAGTTCTTCAATGATGAAGAAATAAAATGGCTTCTCCTTTATATACCTATACTCAAAATGATGAAAGCGGGTCGGCTGCTAATGTATTCGGCCCTGCACCGGGCGGTTCTAACCGCGACTTACTCAACGCCATAACTTTAGTGGATGCAAAAGAGTGTCCGTTCATGGCTATGGTTCCGAAAGCTGGGGGAGTTACTAACCTCAACTTTGAATGGCCTGTCGATAAGGAATTAACGGCAGATGATAACGCGACCATTGACGGCATGGATCTTCAACATGGGTTTACGTCTCAAAACGACGGCGATGCAAGCGGAGACAGTGAATCCGACTTCACCCATGTACTCGACCAGTACGCGATCATGGACAACCGTGTCCAGTGGTTCAGACGCGCTGCCTTGGTTTCCAAGCTCACCGAGTCTGCAACCAACTTGGCTGGCGTTGCTAACCAAAGGGCGTTTGCGGTTCGCAAGCAGTTGCTGGCACTGAAGCGGGACATGGAAGTTCGCCTTTGCGCGGATGACATTCCGAAGACGACCGATGCGGTTTATTACAACGCCAATGCGGTAACCGGCTCAAGTACTGCCGGTAACAAGACCCGTGCCTTGGGTAAGTTCATCGACAACGGTGCGGCTGCTGGCGATGTGCCTGCTGGTTATAAAACCCCGGCGGCTTCGGTCTTGCAGACAGATGCCGGTGGTAATGACTATGCAACTAACTTTGCTGATGCTGGCACAACTACATCTGCCAACCTCACAGAGGATCAGGTGAACAGTGTGTTGCAGTCTGTCTACGAGCAGACCGGCAAGATCAACACCAAGACTCTGCTTTGCGGCCCGAACCTAAAGAAACGGTTCAAGGACTTCACGGCTGTTACGAGTGGCACGACCGATTCGGCAGTTGTTGCTCGCAGCTACGGGGCTAGTCTTGCTGACAAGAAAATCATCTCGACGGTTGATGCGTACGAAGGTGATTTCGGCTCCATCGTTTTGGTGCCGACTTTGTGGAATGCGTTTCACAATTGGTCTTCTGGAAATGTTTCCGGAACCAAGGGCCATGGTTGGGCTGGAACGGATCCGAGTTCTGCGGACGATCCGGACACCAACACCAACTTGGGTGCCAACCCTAACTTGTCTTACGGTTATCTGTTGGACATGGATCTGGTTGAGCTTCGGTTCCATCAGTTGCCACAAGTTCAGCCGCTACCTAACCAAGGTGCAGGCGAGCGTTTTGCAGTCGATGCAATCGCCGGATTGTGCGTGAAGAACCCGCTTGGGCTAGGTGCCTTCAAGTTGCTGAAATAATGTCAGACCTTGTCGATCTTTCTGAATTTGGGCCGGGGCAGAAGAACGCCATCATCAAGGAATTGGTGACAGGGCATCAGATGCAGATGGTTCAGTCTGAAATTAATCAGAAGAAAATCGCCAAGGAGAATCAACGCGACCACCGGTCAAGCAATGGGTTTGGCCGGTTGGTCGCTAGGTTCGATCTGAACGGGTATCTGTCTAACTTCCTACGCAAGGGAGAATCGATTCAGGACAACGACTACCTCAAGTGGGTGGTCAAGAATCATCCTGAAGTCGCGGTCAAAAACGTAGGGACGAAGACCCAAGTGGGGCATGGAAGCTAGTGAGAAAAGTTTCAGCCAGAAACGTATTACAAGGGGCGGTCGAATCTACTGGCCGTCTCTATTCTAATTTAACCAACGACGAGTTTGTTCTCTTTCGAGGATCAATGAACCGTCGTCTCAGGGAGGCTTACGAGCTGGAGTTTTGGCCTGACCTGATGACAATCGAGAAGAGGTACTGGCGGGACACTTGGTTGCCGGTATATACATATGCGGACGGAGCAGAGGTTTATGTTTCCGCACTGGACAAGTACTACACAAACTCTAGCGGCGGCGACACAACGGGAACACCCGGCGCAAGCTCGGATTGGGCCGAGTTGACCAGCTTTATAAATTATGTTTCCCATGAGCAAAATCCGTTATTGCTCGGCTCAAACAGCACAGAAGAAATAGGGGCGACGTATCGCGGAACGTCAAAGGATCCAAGGCTCAGTTTGGACTACGAAACTTTCCCGTTTGAGGTAAAGGATATTGGGGTTGTGTTTCCGTATGTGGACAAGAGTTATATTTATCTGGAATACAGAAAACGTGCGCCGGAGATAAAGGGAGACAAGTTCGATTCGACCAAGACTTATTATCCCGGCCAGCAAGTTTTCTATGAAGGGACAGACAGCCGGGATGTTGGAGAGTTTTATGATGTCCAGTTAGAAAGCACAAACAGCACAACATCCGCTCCAAGCACAAACGGAACAGTTCACGCTGATTGGAAGAAGGTAGACATTCCCTACATCTTCGGAGCTTATCTGGAGAAAGCCATCTCGGCGGACATATTATTGCTGGACGAGAAATCAGATCTGGCCGGGATACAATTTAATGAGTCGAACCGTTTGTTGGGTTGCGAAGTTAAGAAGGCAACCAACCAACAGGGCGACACGGTTCAACCAAAGTTTAGAGGATATTAATTATGAACACTGTAAGACAGGCACCGAGTTCCTCGGTGAAAAGCGTTGCGACGACCCTTGTAGCAAACACGGCAAGGCGGCGGTTGCTTATTTCAAACGGCACGGGAGCGGCTGCTTATGTGAACTTCTCCACAACGGCGGGAGCTTCT